TAACCTGAAAATAGCCCATATTGTCCGCACAGGGAAAAAGAAGATTGGAGGGATTGTTATGACAAAGCTTGAGCAAGCGATTGCTTATTTTGAAGATGCAATAAGAGAAAGTGATGAGATTATATCAGAGTGTAGCGAAGCGTTACAGAAGGAATTGACAGAACAAAAAGGACATTTTGAAACCGCTTTAAAGGTTATGAAAAAGTGGAATGGAGAAGGCGATTGTAAATATTGTAAAAATCCATCTACATATTTAGCAATCTGTCAGAATTACGAAACGAGGATATTCATTAGCATTAGCGGCGAGTACATGCAAATATTCGATGAAGATTATCCTGGCTTCTGCGACAATCACAAAATTAACTTTTGCCCTATGTGCGGGAGAAAACTGGGTTAGGAGGGGATTGAATTGATTGAAAAAATCTACAGAAACAAATATATGGTCACTTGCGACAATTGCGAAACAGGACAAGAATGTGACAGTTGGTCAGAAGTAATAGACTTCATGAACTATGAAGGCTGGAGAAAGAAGTTAGTGGATGGTGAATGGAAACATTACTGCCCGGAGTGTCAGGAGGGGTGAAGAATATGAACTATAGGGGCAAACAAGCACAATGGGATATAGAAACATTGCAAAAAACGATAGGTGTCATTCCTTACGAAGAGATGGAACGGGATGCCCTAGAAAGAGCAATTGAAGCACTAGAAAAGCAAGTACCACAGAAAATTAAAAAATATAAAGGGCTAAATGAAACAGCGTGTCCTAATTGTGGGTTTGCGTTTGGATATTATGAATATGATGACGGAAAATTCTATTATTGCTATAACTGTGGTCAGAGATTGAGCTGGGAAAGCGAGGGTGAGGAAGGATGATTGATTGGGAAGAAGTAAAAAAATATTGGAGACGTATAAAATGGCTATGGAAACATAGGCATGAAAAGAACTGTAGGCAGAAGTGGAGAAGGATGGATAGAGAATTGAGTAATTATTAAAAGGGGTGAACACGATGCCTAAAGCGATATTGGAGTTGGAGATGCCGGAGAGTTGCAGAAAATGTCCTTGCAGTTGGCGTATACGGGATAACGTTATAGCTTGTGAGGTTACAAAACATTATTGTCCTGAAGAAGGCAGACGGCCAGACTGTCCGCTAAAGCTGGTGGAGGATAAGGAGGTTGAATAAAGTGAGTGCAATAAGCGGATTTTGTGAGAAGTGTAATAAGTTCAGGAAAGGGCATTGTGACGGAAATAGAAATACCTGCATGTCTATACTGTTTGATACCATCGAAGCCTTGCAGCAGGAGAATGAGCAATTGCAGGAGTTTGCGAACGCCAAAGCAGACGGGCGGCTGAAAATATTGCCTGCAAAACCAGGCGATATAATATACCGTCCTGAAGCGTTGCAGTTTTGCTGGGTGATTACAAAGGTGGAGATATATGAGGATGAGATAGTATTCATTGATGATTCGGACAACATTTTCAGACCTGACGACATCGGCAAAACCGTGTTCCTTACACACGAAGAAGCGGAAAAGGTACTGGAGGCGAAACGGAGAGGGGGAAAGAAGGATGACCTGCAAAATTACTTGAAATCTTAAAAAATCATTTTCTATCATCTGCGTGATTTAGAAATGTATTACAACCACATTACATAGCAAAAAAGGAGATGATTGAAATTAATGGACAAACCACTACGAAAGTTGAATACCCAGATTATTATAAATATGCTGCTGGCATATAAACAGTATGGGCTGGCGGCGATAGTACAAAAGGGATGGAGGATTAATACATGAGTATCAATAAAGTAATTCTGATGGGTCGCATGACGGCTGATCCGGAACTTAGATACACCGCAACAAATAACACTCCGGTATGTAGCTTTACATTAGCAGTAAACCGCAGATTTGCAAAGGAAGGACAACAACAGGCAGATTTTATACAATGCCAAGCGTGGAACAAGACAGCAGAATTTATAAGCAAATATTTTGCTAAAGGTTCACCGATTGCCATAGTTGGCAGGATACAGACACGCACATGGGATGACAACGAAGGAAAAAGGCATTATGTTACTGAGGTAGTTGCTGAAGAATGCTACTTTGCCGGAGGAAAGAAAGCACAACAGGACAAGCAGAAAGATGTAAGTGACGGATTTTATCCGGTGGACGAGGATGAGCTGCCGTTTTAGATACAGAAGAGGGGGTCTTTAGATGGATAAACATGAATTAATGCAGTTGAAGAAAATAAATAAAGAAATAGAGTTTTTAAAAAAACAAATAAATAATATATCCGTAGATCCAGAATACACGACAGACACGGTAAAAGGCTCCCTGGCAGAATTTCCATACACTGAACAATCGATAAAGATACACGGGATAGATATTGTGGGGCATAATAAAAAGATAGAAAGATTGAGACGTCAGTACCAAAGGAAACTGGACGAACTGATGGACAAAGCGGTGGAGATTAATGAATATATCGCAAGTGTGTCAGATCCAGAAGTGAGAATGATACTGCAGTGCAGGTACATAAATGGGCTAACATGGGAAGAAATTGAGGAAGCGACAGGAATCAATGAGCGAACGGCCAGGAGAAAATTCCGAAAATGGTGGGATAAGAATTAAGTGTCCTTGTTTGTCCAATTATATATGTGTTATAATCATAGTGTAAAAGTGTATCAAGTCGCACGGGAAACCCGGAGCGACTTTTTGTTTTGCAAACATCAACATACCTCCTATTAAGACTTCCTTTTCCTTAATTCGCCCTGGGAAACCGGGGCTTTTTGCAAAGGATGATGTATATGGAAATAACATGGATTAAGTCAGTAGATTGCCGGGATTGCGTCCGAGAAATCCAGGGCTCATCGAAAAAGAAATTGAAGCAGATAATAGAGAAGCGAAAGAAATGCCAGAAGTGTAAGGGTTGCGAGAGATTGAAACAAATAGAGGATAATTTTGTCAGTTAATAGCAGGATTTCTCCTTTCTGTGGCGAATTATGGAAGTGGAGAGGAGGATGAGAAAAATGTATGATATTATTTTAAATGAAAAGATAATTTATACTATGCTGAAACGCCTTGAAAAAGCTATGGATGAAGATGAGCCAGACTTTAAAGATATTAGGCATGAGGCGCTTGGTATATCCGAAGAAAGATGGAAGAGTATAATATTAATGCTATTAGACGAAAATCTTATTACTAAAGTAGATGTTATACAGGATGGAAATAAAAGATTGCCAAAATTATTTATAAGAGATATGAGAATTACTTTAAAGGGTTTAAATTACTTAAAAGAATTAGCTAAGAAGTGTGAAAATCATTAAAAAATAATAGAAATAAAGAGTTATTTTAAATTTATAACAATATTATAATTAGTTGAGTCGCAAGGCTCTTTTTTTTATTGGGGTTGATTAAGTGGCTAGAGAGTTTGCAATATCATTCTATAACTCAAAAGCATGGAAGAAATGCAGAGAAGCATATAAACAGTCAGTCAATGGATTATGCGAACGATGTTTAGTCAATGGCAAGTATGTACCAGGCGATGAGGTACATCACAAGATATATTTGACACCAGAGAATATAAACAATCCAGACGTGACATTAAACTGGGATAACTTAATACTTCTTTGCGCTTCTTGCCATAGTAAGGAACATAATGATAAATTTAGTCCCTTGAGAGAAGATGTTATGTTTGACGAGAATGGAGATTTGGTCAGGAGGGATGACTTATGATTATAACGCATACCAAAAGAGGCGAGTCCGTGATTAAGAAGAATAAGAATGCAATTGACATGATAGTGTATGAGTGCCTTGAATGTGGATCAAAAATATTTATTGAAAATGGAATTGACGGCATGAGGTGTCAAAAATGCGGAGGTTTTATTGATCCGATAGGAAAGGCCACAAGAGTGGGGTAGAAAGGCATACCCCCCTATCATTGATGGCTAGGTGGCCGCTGTGGATGCCACGTGCCGACCTCCGCGTAATACACAAGTTATTCTCACATAACCCCCACCCTAAAGCAAACGAAAGGCAGGTGAAAATATGGGTAAAAAGGAAGACATAGAAAAAGATGTGCTGATTAAAAGAGAGATAAGTAGATTAACTAAAATATTCAAAGACATAGATGAAAATAAAAAGCAAACAGTTAAAGGATTAATTGAAGAAGCTGCTTTTATGAAAGCAACGCTTGCAGAATTGAAAGAAGAGATTGATAAGAATGGTCCAATAGATGAAATGCCACAGGGAGACTACTCAATACTAAGAGAACATCCTGCCTTAAAAAGCTATAACACTATGGTGCAACGATATACGAATGTAATAGATAAGCTGTTAGGCCTTTTGCCTAAAGAAACCAAGGTGGTGGAAGACGATGACGGCTTCGACGATTTCGTTAATTCTCGAACCGACTAAGTATCCACGCACTGATCAGGATATTGTATATGGTAAAACTAAACCTACAATAGACAAAAGAGGATTTAGGAGATATCCAAAAGATTACAATCCTATTTTAGAATACTGGGAACAGATACAAAACGGCCAGGTATTAGTTTCAAAGAAAGTTTATCAACAATATGAGGAAATAATTAGATGGATTAAAGAGGGCGGCTATAAGGAATGGTTTTATTCACCTGAAAGAGCTAATCATATTATAGAGTTTGCCGAAAATTATTGTTGCCATTCAAAGGGAAAATTAGCAGGCAAAAAAGTTGTCCTTGAATTATGGGAAAAAGCTTATCTTGCTAGTGTATATGGTTTCATAGACATTGAAGGTAACAGGAAACATCAAAGAGTAGTACTCATTGTAGGAAAGAAGAATGGCAAGTCTTTGTTGGATTCAATCATGGGTCTATATGGGCTAGTTGCAGATGGCGAAGGTGGTCCTGAGTGCTATTGTGTTGCAACTAAAAAGGATCAAGCTAAGATTGTATGGCTAGAATCAAAAAGGATGGTGAATAAATCCCCGTCATTAAGAAAAAGGGTAAAACCATTAGTAGCAGAACTAGTTTCCGAGTTTAATGATGGTGTATTCAAGCCATTAGCATCTGATAGCGACACTCTCGACGGTTTAAATATCCATGTGGTAATCATGGACGAGTGGCACCAGTGGAAAAACGGCCGGGCTTTATATGACATTATGGCTGACGGTATAACAGCCAGAGAGCAACCGTTAATCATAATGACATCAACTGCCGGAACAATCCGTGAAGATATATTCGATGAAATATACGAAGAAGCAGAAATTCAATTCAATAATATGAAATTAGGAAACGAGGTCGATGATAGGACCTTGTTTTTTATTTATGAATTAGATAAAAAAGATGAATGGCGAGATGCAAATAACTGGATTAAGGCTAACCCCGGATTAGGTACAATCAAAAAGTTAAGAGCCTTGCAAGATAAAGCCAAGAGAGTAGCTGAAAACATAAGGTTAGAAAAGAATTTTGTGTGTAAGGAATTTAATATACGTGAAACATCAACAGAAGCATGGCTTACATTCGAAGAATTAAATAATACTAATAAGTTCATCCTTGATAAAGAGAAAAAAGTGCTTATTAAGAGGCATTATAACAAAGAAAAACAAGATTATGAGATTACAGAATTGCCATATCCGCGCTATGGCATTGGGGGTTCTGATTTATCCAGCACAACGGACCTCACTTGTGGGACGGTTCTATTTATGGTTCCTGGCGATGATACTATATATGTAATGCAAATGTACTGGCTCCCTGAAGATTTACTTGGACAACGAGCCAAAGAAGATAAGATTCCTTATGATATTTGGTTAAAACAAGGCTTATTAAGGACAACACCAGGGAATAAGGTCCATTATAAATATGTGACGGAATGGTTCCTTGAAGTACAAAACGGGCATGATATATATATTCCATGGCATGGTTATGACGGATGGTCCGCTGATTATTACGTTGAAGAAATGAAAAGCTATTTTGGAAAGGAATGCATGGAGCCGGTAATTCAAGGTAAGAAAACACTATCTGGACCTATGAAATCACTGGGAGCAGACTTAGGCAAAAAGAGAATCAATTACAATAACAACCCGATCCTCAAATGGTGCTTGTCTAATACTACTGTAGATATAGATAAAAATGACAATATTCAACCCATAAAAACCAGCAACCCCAAAAGGAGAATAGACGGTACAGCAAGTTTACTGGATGCCTATGTAACTCTTGAACGACATTATGAGGATTACATGAATCTTATATAAAGGAGGTGAGAAATTGGGATTATTTAATAAGTTTTTTGATAAATTTAGGAATGTTTCCAGAGTAGCAAGGTTTCAAATGATAACGGAAAGAGGTAACGGCTTCTATTCCTGGAACGGCAAACTCTATTACAGCGATATTGTAAGAAGTTGTATTCGACCTCGGGCGAAAGCTATGGGAAAGCTTGTTGCTAAACATATACGGGAAAGTAAGAATGGTATTGAGGTTAATCCGGAGCCTTATATGAGATTTTTATTGGAAGAACCAAATCCATTTATGAGCGGGCAAATGTTGCAAGAAAAAGTTGCTAATCAGCTTTCTCTTAACAATAATGCTTTTATTCTGATTGTGCGCGATGAATTTGGGCTTCCGGTTGAATTATATCCAATACCATGTTCCGGAGTAGACGCTATTTACAAAGACAATAAGTTGTATCTTAAGTTTTATTTTTTAAATGGAAATGTTAACACGTTCCCATATAGCGAAATCATCCATTTAAGAGATGACTTTTGTGACAATGATATTTTCGGTGAAAGCCCTGCCAGAGCATTAACATCGCTAATGGAAATAGTCAATACCACAGACCAAGGAATGATAAAGGCAATAAGAAATAGCGGTGTAGTAAGATGGTTATTAAAATTTAATCAGTCGCTAAGGCCGGAAGACCTAAAAAAGAATGTAGAGGATTTTGTAAATAACTATTTATCAATTGAATCTTCTACATTTGGTGCTGCCGGTGTCGATGCAAAGGCAGATGCGGTCCGCATAGAACCAAAGGATTATGTTCCGAATGCGGCACAAATTGACAGGACTACACAAAGGATATATGCCTTTTTTAACACTAATGAAAAGATAGTACACTCTAACTATACAGAGGATGAATGGATAAGTTATTACGAAGCGAGAATTGAACCGGATGCAATCCAAATGAGCAATGAGTACACAAGAAAATTATTTACAAGGCGAGAGCGTGGTTTTGGAAACAGGATCATCTTTGAAGCAAGTTCTTTGCAATATGCATCTATGCAAACCAAGCTGAATTTATTGCAGATGGTAGACCGCGGAGCAATGACACCTAATGAATGGCGTGCAACAATGAACATGGGCCCGATTCCTGGTGGGGATGAACCGATACGAAGGCTGGACACTGCGCCGGTAAGAGAAGGTGGTGATAATGGTGAAGACGATACCGATTAAAGGCACAATAGTCAGTAATGACGATAAATGGATTTATGACTGGTTTGGTATTGAAGCTGTAAGTCCCAAAGATGTTGCCAAGCAGCTAAATGAAGCCAATGGAGAAGATATAACAGTTGAAATAAATTCCGGCGGCGGCGATGTTTTCGCAGGCAATGAAATGTATTACCTCCTATCGCAATATAAAGGTAATATGATAATTGATATAGTAGGATTCGCCGGAAGTGCTGCATCTGTTGTAGCAATGGCCGGAAAGAATCGAATAATTCCAAGCGGAATGATGATGATTCATAATGTCTTTGGAAGCGCTGATGGTGATTATCATGTTATGGACAAAACATCTGATATTCTTAAGACAGCAAATAAAGCCGTAGCAAATGCCTATATAAATAAAACGGGAATGACGCAGGATAAATTACTCAAGCTTATGGATGAAGAAAAATGGATGGATGCGAAAGAAGCAGTTGATTTGGGATTTGTGGACGAGATTATAAATGACAATAAAAATACCGGTCCACCTGTAAAAACTTTATACAATGCAGTTTTTGCTAATGTTTTAAGTCCTAAAGTAATTGAAAAAATCAGAAACACAATCAAAAGTCCGAACGGTAAGCAGAATGCCGATTCGGATTTTTTAATACAAAAAATGAAATCGCAATTAAACTTATTAAAACTGAAAGGAGAGAAAAGATATGAAATTTAAAAACTATCAAGAATACATGGATTTAAGGAACAAAATGCTTGAAGAGGCAAATAACCTGCTTGCAGAGGGCAAAATAGATGAATGCAATGCAAAGCAGGAAGAAATCAAGCAACTTGACAATGAGTGGGATAACTATGCAAAAGCACAGGCCAACTTGAATGCGCTTAACGACGCTAAACCTCCGGTTAATGTATTAAAGAATGGAGTAATTGATACTATTAATGCTAATATCGACAATGATATTTACAACACTGACGAGTACAAGAAAGCATTTATGAACTATGTTGTTAAAGGTGAAGATATTCCGGCACAATTCAGAAATGCAGATGCCAATACTAAAACTTCTGATGTTGGAGAAGTAATTCCTACAACCACATTACAGAAGATTATTGAAAAGATAGAAGCTACCGGTATGATTTTACCACTGGTGACCAGAACTGCTTATAAAGGTGGCGTAACTCTTCCTACATCTAATGTTAAGCCAGTAGCTACATGGGTAGCAGAGGGCGCAGGTTCTGACAAACAGAAAAAGACTACCGGCTCCATTACTTTTGGATACTACAAATTAAGATGTGCAATTTCCGCCAGCTTAGAAGTAGATACAATGGCTTATCCGGTATTTGAAACTACATTTGTTAACAATGTAGTTGAGGCTATGGTTAAAGCATTGGAACAAGCGATTATAAGCGGAGATGGTAATGGTAAGCCTAAAGGAATTTTAGCTGAAACTGCTCCGGAAGGACAAAATATCAATATCGATGCCGATAAGGATTTCACCTATGGAACCCTTGTTGATGCAGAAGCTGCATTGCCTCTTGCTTATGAAAATGGCGCTGTATGGTTTATGACCAAAAAGACCTTTATGGCCTTTGTGGGTATGACTGATGAAAATGGACAGCCTATTGCTCGTGTTAATTACGGCATCGGAGGAAAACCTGAAAGAAGTCTATTAGGTAGACCGGTCATATTGAACGATTATATGGCCAGCGTTAATGCAACCCTCGACAAAGATACTGTTGTAGCCTTCTTGTTCAACCCGAAAGACTATATCCTCAATACCAACTTGAACATGACTATTAAGAGATATGAGGACAACGATACTGACGACCAAGTAACAAAAGCTGTCATGCTCGTTGACGGTAAAGTGGTTGACAAGAATAGCTTGGTAACAATCACCAAGAAAAAACCCACGACTTAATGGGGAAGGTTAATTCCTTCCCTTCCCTGTAAAAAAAGGGGGGAGATAATATGCTAAAAGATATCAAAGACGTATTAAGGGTAAGTGGTGATGATTTAGATACCGAAATTCAGGATTTAATTGATAGTGCGAAAGCAGATCTGGTCTTAAGCGGTGTTCATGCAGATAAGATTTCTGACACTGACCCATTAATTAAAAGAGCGGTGATTCTTTATTGTAAGGCCCATTTCGGCTATGATGACCCCAAAATCACAGAGCGTTTCCTTGAATCCTACAACAGCCTTAAGCATCACTTGACATTATCCATCGAGTACACTGGAGGTGGATGATGAGAGATTATCGGTATAAAATAACATTTTTACAGCGAAAGTTAGGCGAAGATGGAAAACCATTAAGAGATGAATCTGGAGAACTTCTTGATGAGTGGATTCCAGTTGAAGGCAAAACTAATATATGGGCGAGTATGGAACCTTTACTGGGGAATGAATATTTTACAGCATTAACTACTAATAGCAAGGTTGAAGTTAAGTTTAATATGCGTTATATTCCAGGCATTACAAATGACATGAGAATCCAACATGAGGATGAAATTCAACATGAGGATGAAATTTATGAAATATTATCGGTGGTTAATGTTAAAGGCCTTAACCGAGAGCTGCTATGCTATTGCAGGTTGGTGAAATAAATGGCTAAAATTAAATTCAAGGTTGAAGGCATGAATGAGCTGCAAAAAAGTATTAAAAAACTCGGAAAGGTTCCGCAAAAACACGTTACTGCATCAAGCAAAAAAGGCATGAGCATAGTCCTGAAGCAAGCCAGAGCCAATGCTCCATATGATACCGGAGCATTAAAAAGAGGCATAAAGCTTGTGGGCGAAAAAGCAAAGGTTAAAGGCAAAAAGGTCTACAGGATAGTCTTTGACCGGGCTATGAACGACATATTTCAAAAGAAAAACAAAGAGGGCAAGGTAACAGGCTATTATCCTGTATCTATGGAATATGGCTTTTACGACAAGAAAGGTGTTTATCATCAATCTTCTGCTAATACAGGATGGATAGTCGGATTCATTCATAGTGCTTTGAATGATAATACTCAAAAGGTGGCTCAAACCATAGTTGGCGAGATGAAGAAAAAAATCGATGATGAAATCAGAAAGGCGGGATTGCGATGATAGAGGCAGCATTGAGAGAAGCATTGGAAAACACAATTCCTGAATTTGCAGGAGAAATATACCCTACAAATGCACCTGAAAATGCAACCAAGCCTTATCTGGTTTATATGCGTATCACAACAAACAAAATTAAGACTTTGGAAGGGCTGACGGGTAAGGAATATTTAAGTTTCATGTTTAACGTCATGGCTCCAAAGTATTCCGATATGAAATCCTTGGTCGAAAAAGTTGAGGATTTTTTAATTTCGTTGCCAGGAACGCAGATAGGCAGCTACTACGTTGAAGACATTGACATAAACAACATCAGCGAACAATACGAATTTGAACTAAAAGTAAACCGCGGGATTATAGATTTTACAATTTATTTTGAGGAGGTATGATTATGGCTAAAAAATCACTTGGAACAAAACTGAAAATAGGGTCTGCATCACCTGTTACTGTGGCTGGCCTGACAAGTATCAACGGTCTTGAGTTGTCAGCTGACACCATTGACGTGACCACTCTTGACAGTGACAGCGGTTACAGGGATTTTATCGGCGGGTTCAAGGATGCCGGAGAAGTATCCCTGGAAGGTTATTTTGAACCCGAAGAAGGCAAAGGTCAGAAGGAACTGTACGACCTCTTTGAGAGCGGTGATGTAGAAGACTTTGTGATTGAGTTCCCAAATAATGCAAAATGGGAATTCAAAGGCGTGGTAACCGGACTTAGCACAGGAGCAAGCCTTGAGGACCCGCTGTCGTTCTCGGCAACTATAAAGGTTACAGGGAAACCAACGCTCACTATAACACCATAAGGCTAGATTAAGCATCTAGCCTTTTTATCTTTGAAAGGGGTGTGAAACATGAACGCAAAAGAAATGCACGAATTATTAAAGAATACTCTTTCACCAGAAGAATATATTGACCTTTTGAAATTAATGGTGGAAGATGTTGAAAAGATTGCGAGGAAAGGTTATGAAGTTTAAGTCTAAATTCAAACTTGAATTTGACATAGAAACGAATTCAGAAAATATGGAAGAAATTCTATACATTATTACAGATAACATCAGAAATGAACTTGAACAAAGGATAAAGGATAAAACGGAAATTACTTGCAATGCAGCAATAACCAAAATAGATATTTAGGAGGGTTGACAATGTATTATCCGATTCAATTAGACAAAATGCGCAATTTCCGCTATGGCATGAAAGCCATCAGCCTGATTGAAAAGAAGCTCGGTAAACCAATAGGGAAAATCGACCTTGAAAACCTCACCATGGAAGACGCAGCAGTGATGATTTGGGCTGGACTGGTCCATGAAGATAAGGACCTAACGCCTGAAAAAGTCATGGACTTAGTCGACGAATACTCTGACGTTCAGACGGTGCTCACGGCAATGGGAGAAGCTTTTCAGGGAGTATTCGGGAATTACGGAGAAAACGATGCGAAAAAAGAATACAGAGAAGAACAAGCAATAAAGTTTAAGAAAAGCTTAGATAAAATAGTTGAGGTATCTGAAGAAAAAAACAAGTAGAGGGTAGCGAACAAGAGTTTTCCGTCGAAGAAGCTCTTAAAACCGCTACCCTCATTGGCATATCTCCATTGGAATTCTGGGAACTCACACCTTACGAATTTTTTCTCAAAGTTGATGCTTATTCAAAAAAGAAAATTGAACACACAAAAGAACAAATAACAATAGCGTACTTAAATGCCTTGTGGACAATTCAATGGCTCGGGAAGCGACATAATCATCCAAGGCCATTGAAAGAGATATTGGACAGTATAGGCAAAGAGAAAAGAGAAATGACAGACGAGGAAATGTTTGAACGTGTTAAAGCACTTAATGCATTATTCGGCGGGGAGGTGAAAATAAGTGGCGAGAAGCAACTTCATAGTTAGAGGCGGTGCTGACTTTAGCGGCATAAAGAAAGAGTTAACAAAAACTCAAGCTCAACTACAGGGATTCCAAGCTAAAGTAAGCAGCATCATGAAAGGGATAGGCACGGTTTTGGGCAGCTTGGCCGTGGGAAAACTCATAAAAGACAGCACAAAAGCCGCCATGGGCGTTGAAAGTGCAATTGATAACATCAGCCGCAATATGGGTGAAGCTGCTTCTTCATTCCAGCAGTGGGTCAATGCTCAATCAAAAGCACTAGGTATGGCAAAGGCAGACGCCTATACTTATGGCTCAACTTTTAGCAATTTGCTAAGCAGTTTTCTGTCCAGCGCCGAGGAAACTGCCAACCAGACGCAGGATTTAATGAAGACAGCAGCTATAATTGCTTCAAAGACCGGCAGGACTTATGATGACGTTGCGAACAGAATCCGTTCCGGTATGCTGGGCTCCACCGAAGCGATAGAGGACCTCGGTGTATATGTCAACATATCAATGCTCGAAGCTACTGACGCCTTCAAAAAATTCGCAGGCAACAAGTCATGGAGTCAGCTAACCTTCCAACAGCAACAGCAAATAAGGCTGGCCGCTATAATGGAGCAGACCTACAAGCGATACGGAGATACCCTCGCCGATACCACACAGACAAGACAGGCTCAATTTTTGGCAAGCCTTAATAATATAAAACTTTCACTTGGGCAAGCATTTTTGCCCATTTATAATGCTGTTTTGCCTGCATTAACTGCATTAGCTGATAACATAGGACGAATAGTAGACCTATTTGCACAGTTTACCCAGGCTTTATTCGGCAAAACTACTACATCACAAACTAAGGCTACACAACAGCAAGCAGCAGCCGTATCTGATTTGGGAGATGCAACCGAAAAGGCTGGCAAACAAGCGAAAAATTCTGTTGCAGGCTTCGATGAGATACATCAACTTACAGAAGATAAGGGGAATGCAGCAGGTGCGGTGGCAGGCACAACGGTGTCTCCAACAACGGTGGCAACGGATGAAATAGTGGAAACTGAAGAACCAACTAAGATGCAGAAATTAGCAGAAAAAATTAAAACTGCATTTGAACCGGCAGCTACTGCTTTTGAAAGATTAAAAACAGCAGCTGAACCGGTGATTAACAATATTGGCCAGGGGTTAAGATGGTTTTATGACAATGTACTTGTACCTTTTGGTTCATGGGCTATCAGCGAAGCATTGCCGGCATGGCTAAATATGATAGCCACATCAATAGCTATACTAAATCCAATAATTGAAGCATTTAAGCCCTTGGCTATATGGCTCTGGGAAAACTTTTTACAACCCATTGCTAACTGGGTAGGAGATGCATATATAACATGGCTTAACA